AATCCTTATTGGGTCTGGACCGAGAGTGATTTGATTAGATACTATCGCCGTCGACGTACCATCCACCTTATCCTGAATCGTGTATTGACTCGGCACCGTAATCGTTGGAGTACTTGTTGTGTCCCAATGAATCTCGTTTGGTGTGAGGCTCTGGTTCGTGTAGGTAATAGTTACCTGAGTCCCCGACTTAGTCAGATTCGGACCAGACGAGCCTATGATCCAAGGCTGAATAGTTTGGTACGCGACCATACAAGTCGGACACACGTTCAGGGTTCCGCAGGAGCTACCCAACGGATTCGTAGTCGCCCAGTCGTACCAAACGAAACGAGAGTTGCCGTTATTAGTTCCCCAAAGGATGAGGTAGGATCGAGCTATCCAAGCTCGCTTCTTTACGTCAGTAATCGTATTACCAGCATTGCATCCCCACGAGCCCTCGGACCAAGTTATCGGTTTTGCTGTTAACAAACGACCTTGAGTAATATACTCATAAATGCCACCCGAGCCTCCACCGATTCCCTCTGGTGTATCGCAGAACGTACCACAACCTTCGATATAGAGGTGGAAATTAGCCTGGTCATAAGTAGCATCACCACCAGCAGGGATGTAGGTTGAATACCCATGCACACCGAAGGTGTTTCCTGTCGACGAACTCGGCCCGAGTACTATCGCGTTTGGATCAAGATTGTGAATGGTTGTTTGCATGTCACCGCAGAAGGTGACAAGATGGGCCATTGTATCGGTCCACTCGCCGGCGAGATCAAACTCGTTTACACACTCGTAGTATTTGATATGCAAAGGCTGTGCGAGCGAATCATTCACCAAAGCTGTGATAAAGTTCTTCCACTGAGCATCAGTGGTTGTCAAATCCGAAGGAGGCTGAGCGCAGCCGTTCGGAGCGTAAGTGCCGGTACAGGCTCCGCCATCTCCAGTAATCGCACAGGAAGGAGTTCGCCCTCCCGTCCACATAACATCTTCGCCAAGCGATTGAGCCTTAGCAATCCAAGCATTTACTGCTGTAAAATTCGGTGTGCCGCAAGCATTCGAAGAAGCATTCCAGCCTGCTGCGTTTGGGTTGAAGGTGTCCCACAGACGAAGTATCTTCGACGGCACCGTAGGCGCGACGCTGGACTGCAAGAAGGTGAGGCCGAAGAAATCGGCTCCGAGGCCTCCGCATTGCGGAATAGCCGCGCTTGGAAACGTCAGCAAAGCTAGAAGTAAAAGTACCTTTTTCATTATTGCCATATCACTTGAGCTTTAACTCCTGCTAGAGTATCGGCTGCTTGGGTCGTAAATTGAATCGACAACAAATCGCCCTTGGCAAAAGATACTGTATGAGTGAAATCGTTGCAGCTTGTCCCTGTCCCAATCGTACAAGTGATCGTAGTTCCTGCTCCGTTCTTCAAGACTGTAACGACACCGGAAGAGGCATTCGTCCCCGCCGCCGTAGCTGTCACCTGCATTGTAGAGACAGTCCGAGCTTGTGTCATTGCTACGCCAGCGTCTAACGTAGTGCTAGTACAGGTCGTTGGGATGCCTGTTCCAGTGACGGAAGTACCGCTGATACGCAACGCGAGAGTCGACGCCGCCGTACCCACGCCAGTACAGATTCCTGTCAGTGAATGTCCATCTGCAACGATAGCTCCAGCAAGGTTAAAGTTCTGTGGGTTGAGGGTGTTTCCTCCAAGGTCGTAAGTGACGCTTCCCGCAACGTCAGAGATACTGTTGCCTGTCCCGCTTTGAGTGACGGTCGTATTTATGAGTACGTTGGTGGAGGCGTTGAAGTTGTTTATTCCGGTGTTGTTGGTTCCATTAGCGCCGGAGATCGTAGCTCCATCGGAATACAGGACTGAGTTAGATCCACTGGTGCGATAAGCCCAAGTACTGCTGGAAAGGCAGGGCTGCGCCAGATTGCAGATGAGAATGACTCCGCCATACATCTTGAATGTCCCACCGTTGTTCTGAACAATCTGAACGGCACCAAGCGGTTGATGGTTCGCGCCTGCAAGCTCGCTCTGGTCGTATATCAAGCCGAAACTGCCAGAGCTAATTACCGCAGCAGATATACTAGAGTTCTCTACCGCGAGCCGATGGGCCATGAATCCTGTAGTATTTGCATCGGCCCACAGCCCTATGCCTCCACAGCCGGCGTTGTTGACGTGATAAAGAACGACCTGATTGCTGGCTTCGATCCCAATACTGTTGCCCCCAACAAAAGCTCCGTAGTTATAGCAACTGAAGTTCTGCATCGTTGCTACAGTAGCGGTGATTAGAGTCTTGGTATTCAAGGCCGAAGCAGATACTTGATATCCTCCATCTATAGCGAAATCTTGCCACTTACCCATCAACGGCATGGCGAAACAACCGCCGCCGTGAGCTAGGTTAGTTACATAAGATGAAGCGGAAGAAGCAAAGTGTGTGCAAGTATCACCATTAGGGAAACTAGGAGCCAAAAATAGTCGAGTGTTAACTACCCCCCTCCCTTCAATTTCCATTCCTGCATTCAATACGGTATTTCCAAAGCCTCCGCTAACTCCTGGTGACGCTTGAACACAAGAATTAGGATTTCCCCACAATAGTTGAGGGGGAGATTGAACAAGATAATACGCCGCAGCAAGGAAGATTTTTGGGCAAGACGTCGAACTTGCTACAGCAGTCCAGAGAGAAGCAAAGCCAGAATCGTCGGGATGGCCCCAAATGAAGCAACTCCCAGAGGGATAAGCCGCTGACTGCGTACTGGTATTGGCCGGATTACTGTGAAGCGCAACTTGGGTAGAGCTAATAAAGGTGTCAATATTGACTAGAGCCGAAGCAGAAATGGGGTTGTTATATGCTGTTTGATATTGATCAGTCGCACAAGTACCAGCTCCCATAGCCGACTTACCAACGTCAGTTGCAACGAAAGGTCCAACAGTGTTATTCACAATCTGAGCCGTAGTCTGACCTGCCGTGGCGTTGCCGTGAACTAATGGGCAAGTAATTGCTGAAGTGTTAACTGTTGAGATCGTACAAGTCTGGTTGAAGAAAGCATCGCCGCCACCATATCCCGTAATTGTGACGCTATTCCCAGGAACCCATGTCGATGGAATACTAGCAATACCAGTATAGGTAGCGACGTTGGACGCCACTGTCGCGGCTTGGAGAAGCGACAATCCCAAACAAGTTACTGTCGGACTGGCATTGCTCCACGAGCAAGCGTTGGATTGTTGAGTATCTGCAAAGGTATTAATACAGAAACCTGTGTTAGTCGGTGGGCATTGTGGTGAGAAATAAAACCCCATTGCTGCACCAGCAGGGTAAGGAGATCCTCCAGTTCCATTTGAGGACGTAGTTCCTCCAGAAGTTATCACGGGTGGAGGAGTTAAATTAACTGTCTGCGAGCCTCCGCTTATTGTCACAGGAGCACTAAAGAAACAAGGATTAGTAGGACTTTGATAACAGACTTGAAAAGCCCACGTCGTATTTACAGGTGTGATTGAGGGATTCGAAGACAAAGTAAATGTCGCGCTTCCTGCTCCGTTCAGGGAACCAGTAACCGTAAGCTGACTCGGAGTCATGGCGACACCGTTCAAGAAAAAACTCGACGGAGGCGGCTGCCCCACAGGAGGATTCAGCGTAGCCTTGTACGTTCCCAAGGACCATACAGTACTATCCGACCCAGTCACGTTCAACGTCACAGACGTAGTCTGGCTATATGCAAGCAACGGGAATGAGAGTATTGCTAACAGAGTTAACAGTAGTCTTTTCACAAAACCATCCTAGAATAACGGACCTGGTCCGGCTATTAACTGACGTACTGAAAGGCTATTCGCCCCGGAACCTCCTGCGGCCCAGGTTATTGAGGCGAAAACAAAGAGATCAGCATTTGTAGCCAAGCTACCTTGCGTGGCAGAAGTCGTACTACGTCCGATTGGAAAGCTCGCTCCAGTTCCCCCAGAGTTACTGAACCACATTGTAGTCGAAGCTCCTGGAGCTTGCGTTCCTTGTATAGTGAAAACCATCCCGCTATTGAGAGTAAGGCTCGTAGCTGGTGATGATTGAGTCGATGTATAAATCGCCTTCGCGCCTGTGGCGGAGCCATTTGTCGGTCCGATGTAAATCCTCAATGTACCGTTGGTAGCAGCGGCGCTGGTTGTCCATTCTAGTCCTATAAAGAACTGAAGAACAACGTTCGCCGCGATAGTATTCGCCGGAATCCTCATGCTCGAGGCGTAGAATTGCTCCGTCGAGACTGCGTCGTTGAGTGTGTCGGTTGCACTGAATATCGGCGCGGCTATCCTCTTAATGACCTCAGGAGCACCCTGAGCCGGCGGGGGAGTCAGATTCACCGCTTGACTACCGCCCGTTATTGTCGTAGGGGAACTGAAGTAGCAGGGATTCGAAGGCTGGTTAAAACAGACTTGGAATCCCCACGATGAGTTCGAGGGAGTGATTGAGGTATTGGACGAAAGGTTAAAAGTGGCAACGCCAGCAGCGTTGAGATTCCCTGTCACAGTAAGCTGATTCGAGGTCATCAAAACGCCGTTGAGGAAAAACTGAGACGGAGGCTGTCCTGGAGGAGGAGTCAGCGTAGCTACATAAACTCCATTATTCCAAGCACCTCCGCTCGAGTCGACTACCGTCAGCGTCACGGACGTAGTCTGCCCAAACGCCCGAAGCGGGACGAGCAACAAAAAGAGAATGAGAAATTTCTTCATTAGTTAATAGTCACCAACACTGTCCCGCTCGATATGGTTTGAAGAGTAATCCCATCGACCCACATGATCTTGCCTCGATTTTGAGCATAACTCGCGGCAAGTGTGCTGAGGGCGGTCCAGATGAGAAGTCCGTTTCGATCGAGCAGGGAAAGGGTCGCGCCAGCGGAGTAGCCTTGCCAGCTTATATCCTCGGCCCGGACGTTTTGTTGAACTTGATTCACGAGTACCGACCCTCCCCCGTCGCCTGCAAGCACTGTATTGAATGGCTGGCCAGAGGTCGGTGAGGATAGGTTATATATCAACGCAGTTGTGCCTGAAGGCACAGCAATCACCTTATACCAACCAACGAAACGTCCGCCGGTAGTACCGATGATAGTAATGAATTGACCTGCCGACAAACCGTGAGCGCCTGTGGTTGTCAGCAAGACTGTGGGCAGACTGTTGGGATTTCCAATCTGCCCTTGCTGAACGAGACCGTTTGGCGACGCAGTCGGGGTACTAGGAGTAGGGACATCAGCAGTGACAAAAGTCCAGGGATTAGTCGCTATATTCATGTCGGCTCCCTAAACTTAGTTAAAGTTATATTCTACTAAGCAATCGAAGCCGTAGAAATCCAGCTTGCTGGTGTTGGGGATAGCGACAGTCATTTCTATCCAGAGGCTCTGGTCCGCAGTTATTCTGTAGATTTGCTGGTTCGCAGGCAGAGCCGTATTTACGACGTAGGGGTTGGCCTGCACCGCTGTCGCAATACCAGTCGCGGCGAGGACCGCCGTAATCGCTGGCGCAGTATTATTCACTTGAATATCTTGATCGACTCGAATCGTATTCGTAGTGAGGTTCACTACAGTGACACGATAGATCGAATCAATCGAGAGAAGTTTGAATCCTTTGAGCTTGAACGCAGTTCGAGGTTGAATCTGCTGCGCGGTATTCATCGCACCGATAACATCTGGCCTGTAGGGTGAGGGCTGAGCCGAGCCTGCTATCGCTGTCGCGGCAGGGGAGTTTGGATTTGCTGGACCGAAGATATTCTGGGTATCTTCCGAGAAGCCTGTTCTTCGAAGAAGCGCCGTCGTAAGATTTGCGGCGATGTTTAGTGTTTCTGCACCCGCCGACGTTCTAGTAAGCGACCAATCGCCTACGGCATTCCTCGTCAATGCGGGAGCAGCCGTCGAGCCGATTGCAACTACATCACCTGGACCGAGAAAAACACGACCATCTGTAAAGCCGAGATCTTGCTGAAATCTACTTTCTGAGTGTGGCATAATTCCTTCTCCTGGAATTGGGTCGGTCCTTGGACCGTTGCCTTAGCCTCTAACTGCCATATATAGAGGCTCCTCAGTTCAAAAGGAGCCAGCCCTCAATGCAGGCTTTCGCCCACCAACTCCCGGAGACGTTGAGGAGCCTCTATATAAACTCATCTTCCATATCTGTATTCAGGTTATCCCTGAGTATATCCGCGACCGCCATTTCTTGATCTTGTCCGAATTCGAGGACTTCTTGAATAATACCCGGACGGTTCCAGATCAGAGGATTGTCTACGCAGTTGTTTGGAGTGCAAAAGATGGAACCTCGTTGTCGCACAAGCAGGGTGACAGGGAATTCCTGACCACATCGATCACAACGATGCCAAGCGACGCCATGCCACCCTGAATGCGATTGGTTCATGACTATGGTCCGTTCGAGCCGAAAGTTCCTTCCCACACCGTCGCGCCGCAGCTAAATCTCATGAAGCTGAGCTGCTTGACGCTGCGCGTGTCGAAGTCATCCGAGAAGTCCTCATCCAAATCATGACGCATGAAGAACTTCAGTCTGTGCGACATTGGGTCCGCAAGGACGAACCAAGCCGACTGGCTCGTTAGATAGTGGCTGACAAAGTAGCTGAGATCTTCTTTCAGAATGGCGTTGATCTCATTGTCAGATGTATATGGCTTGTGAGGAGAACCCAGGATTTCTCGAGCGATCCACTTCAATTCCGGCGGGATTACCACGAGCCGAGGCTTGATTACAACCGGCAAGCCTTGAGAATCGGGCATCCTTTCGAAGAAGTTTACCATCAACTGGATTGCTGTGAACGAGAGATCAACGTCCGTCGCTGGCCTATTCGGATACGTACCCGCGGCAGCGATGATGTTCGTCAGACCAGGAGCGATGCTAGTCGCCGCCGGCCCGCCGAGCAGTGGATGCTGGTTGTTGAACAGAGACAACCCATCCGTCGTCGTCACGGTCGTGAAGCCGAGGTTGAAGACATTCGCAGCCTGTTGTTCTTTGACGAACTGAGCAGAACGTGCGAGTGCTTTTGGCACTTGGTTAATTACATTGTACTGATCATCCTCATACAGCTCGAAGGACGATCGAACGCCAAGCGCGTATGTGAGGTGAAGATACCGCTTCGTTCCACCTTGGATAGCATCGGCGTAGGAAACGGACTCGCCCTCTGGCTTCTCCACCATCGGCGGCAAGCCAGCGAACTCGACTTCATCCTCATACGCCATCTTCGATGTTTCAACGTGGAAAAGATGAGAGTACTCCTCATCCCGCTGAAGCATATCCACCCAGTGGAGGAAAGTATCATGAAGGCC